GTTACTCTATCAACCAGTCCGTGTTTATAACTCCATTTGAGCCCTGGGTGTAAGGCAGCAACAATGCTGGCCAGAATAACATGACGGCTCATGCCGGTCAGTTTGCTACCTTCTGCAGCACCGCTCATGCTAAATGCTTGCCACTTGGGATCGCCAAACATCAAGTCTGCTTGTACGTACCCTTGTCCCAAACGTCCGCCAATTGGTGCTTTGACGTGTACACTGTCGCCGGACTTTTTGATATCCTTGGCGTCAACACCTGCTGACAGTAATACTGCAACTAGCGTATCTTTGTCTATGCTGGTTTCATCAACAGCCAGATCTAAATCGCCTGAGCTGGATTTTCGTCCTGTGGTGCCCAACCAAGTTTCTTCAGGGAATCTGATACCAGACACATGCTCAATCCATTTGATTGTTGTAGGAACGTCATCGCGATTGATACGCTGTGTTAGCGGTTGTCCATCAGGACTTTTAAAAATATTACCACCTTCGTTAATTTGCATTATAGTTTTCCTCGCTCTTTGGTTAGGAAAGTCTGCAATGCTGGTGTAACTTTTCTTGTGGTTCCAAATGGATGAAATTCTCCATACTCGTCCATTTCAAATCTTTTACCTTTATACTGCATAACCAAAGGAACAGATTGTACAATTGATACATCAGGGTGTAAAGGTTCAGCCACTGACGGTTCTCCGTATGGTTCCTCGTCGGGAGTATCTGTTGGCGTTTCATCTCCTTGTTGTTTTTGTGATTGCGCTGTCTTTATTGCAGCAGGATCAAACATCAGTTGTCCATTTTGTTTAGCTAACTGCTCTAAAGCATCAATTGATTTAGCATCTAAGATTTCATTTCCGGTGATATCTTTCCAAATTCCCGATTTATCTTTTGAATTTGGTTCGGCTGCAAATTTAAAATATTGACGACCGTCTTTGGTAGTTGCTACTAACATTCTTCCAGGTGGCACTTTATACCTTTTCATTGGCGCTGGCTCTTTATCCTTGGCTGGCGCATTGACCCATTGACTGCCTGATCCGGCACCAATTCTGTCTGCTACTCCAGCAAGCATGTTTGTAAAAGAATTAGGATCATTTTCTTGACGTCCTGTATATTCTCCTGTTTCTGGATCTCGTTCATAACCAGTACCAGACGGATCTCGTACCCGCTTTGTTCCAAATACTTCTAATAATTCTTTAATCTTCACGCCTAAATCTCCTTACACCGCGAGCAAATTTTGCAGGGTCTTGAGCTCTAATGCTGTTGAGCAATCTACGCTCTAATTCAGCTGATTGTTCGGCATCATAATTTTCTTTGATATAATTGATCAAATTGATAGCACCTTGTATTACATGGCTAGCACGGCTTTCCACGAGATTTTCCCGATCTTTTGTGACGGGCAAGTGAGCTAATTCATCAAGAATGCTACGAGTACGCTTTTGCAAAATCTACTCCGTTATTAGATATTTATTCGGTTTTGGTTTTTAGACTTGCAAGCATTTGCTTCAATTTTGTGCTATCTACGTTTGCTTGCACTTTGCTTTCAATATCAAATCCCGGCTTTGGTGTGGCTTTGATAAAGGGCGGAGCACTTGTACCTTCAGCTGTAGTAGTACTTTTGGCTTTGATTTGATCCATTATGCTGCCAGGCGCACTAGGTCCACCTGGGCGCCCGTATCCAATAGTACCGGCTTCAGCTGCATCTTCACCGGGGTCAGTAATACGCATGGTTTCAATATTGTATTCTAGATCTACTTTTTGTCCCACACCAGTGCTGCTTCGACTTTTCATACACTGGATTTGGTAGCGGCCGCGCTCACGCATGGCTCTTGATGTAAAGATACCAAATACATTATCTGCTGTGTTAATTTTACTGATACCACCTGAAATGTGACTGTGATCAAATTCAATTTCATCTACAGCACCACGATTCAACTGACTTGCGGTGACCATAAGCACACCCAACTCTTTACTCAAATTACGCAATTCTTCACTCACATATTTGTCTTTAACAAACAAATCGTTGGGGCTAACTTTGGCACTCACAGGCATTAACAGATCCAAATAGTCGATCATCATGAAATCAATTTTGCGCCCTGTTTGAATCTGATATTCTTTTAAGAATGCTCTAATATCGTTAATGTTGCTCTGTGCAGGCAATGCTTTGACTTGATAAGTGCCGGACTTTTTACCTACCATTTTGATTTTGAGTGCTGCGGTATCTTTGTCTTTGCGTATGTCTTTGGTACTCATGTTGGTCAACATGGCCGCTGTACGCAGACCTGTTAATTCTTGACTGAGTTCTAGTGTGACATAAACTCCATGAAGTCCCTGTTGTACCCAGTTTAGTGCAATGTTCATCATGACCAAGCTTTTACCTGACCCTGATCCACCAGCAAAAATGTTTAGTTCGCCTCGACTGAAGCCACCGTACAACAGTTTGTCTACTTGTGGCCACCCTGTGCTAACTTGCCCACCGCTATCAAAATATCTGGTGATCATGCCCGACGGATCTTCCCAAAAGTCCATGCCTAGATCTTTGGTAAGACTGATTTGTACAGCATCTTTGATCAGCTTTTCAACAGGATCAAAGTCACCTTTTTCAATCATGTCAGCTGCTTGTAGAATTGCACGTTCTAGCTCTTGCTTGCGACTAAAGCTTTCAAACTCTGAGAGAAACCACTCGTAGTGTCCTTCTCGAAGTTCAGGAACCTCTCTCAGTTCCACACCACATGTGGCCTTTATCTGTTCTCTGGCGGGTAATGTTTTATGATCGTCACTGTGCTTCTTGATGAATCGAGCTGCTTCTCGAAGGCTGCGATCAAAGTTTTCTGCATTATAAATGTTCTGCACACGCACATATGTTTCTGCGTCTTGCAACATCATTTCTAAGAACAGTTTTTGAATGTCTGGATTATAATCTTTCATACTGTATTATATAGTTTCTTCTTTTTTAATTCAATTTTAAGTCTGCTAGTTTCTCTGGCTGCTAGAATACATTTAAGCACAAACAACTTGCCGTGCTTGACAACTGCTTCGTTGATATCTTTACAAGCTTCCTGCCATACAGGAAAACTCACAGTCCAGCCGGCTTCAATGGCACGATCAATGAGTTTACGACCGGCACGATCTGAGTCCGGCACAACGATGACTTCTCTTTGTAATCTGTCTATCTGTTCAATTTGTGTGTCAGATATTTCAGACCCACTGAGTGCTACACCATCTATGCTCATGGCATCAAATGGTCCTTCGCACACTACAACAAATTTACTATTGGGCCGTTGCTGATCTAAATTAAACACAAAATCTGCAGGATGACTGCTCCAGTACTTGGGCTTTACTCCGTCTACAATTGCTCTACTAGTATATCCTACTATTTGTTTTTTATAATAATATGGTATTATAATTCTGCGATGCAAGTTGTAGGCTTCTTCGGGTGTCCAATAAAATTCGTATCGATTTATATCAATTGATCTACGATGCACATATTCTATTGCAGCAAGTAGCTCAGCAGGCACATTGTTATAGTCGCCAATGCTGTAAAAGTTGGCTAATTCGACTACATTTCGTGCCTGTTCGGGTAATGTTCTGGCCTCATATGTTATTTCTTGCTCGGGTTCCGGTTCGAGTTGTTCAGGTGCAACCAATTCTCGTAATCTAACTGCATCAATGACCAGTCGGCGCACAGTTAGATCATCTGCACCTAGCCAAGATAATAATTTTCTGAACTTGAAAGTTAAGTGCCTGCCAGGAACAAAACTGGCTTTGAAACCACAATTGAAACAATGATAACTTACAGCACCTGCGTTGGTTTTGATGCCGCCTCTGCCTCTAGTGTCAGCAGTTTCTCCATTGTGTACACAACAAGGTGCATTAAAACTGGTCCAGCCGTTCTGACCCGTTTTTTTGCGGGCAGGCAACAATTGCAATACACTTTGCTGGACGGAATCTAACATACTGCTATTATATACTAATTTTTAAGTTTAGCCAACTTTAATGATTGTAAAAGTTTTATGTAGAACCAACCAATATCAAATTCCCACCATTGGCGGCTTAGTCGTGGGCTGGCCGGATCTAAATGGTGATTGTTGTGCAATTCTTCGCCGCCAACAACGATACCCCACGGACTGATATTTCTAGATTGGTCTCGTGTTTCGCCATTTCTATATCCCCACCAGTGTGCAACACCGTTGATTACACCTGCTGCCCAAAACGGTATCCAGAGCATTTGTATGCCCCAAACAAGAAATCCCCAGAATCCAAATAACGCTAGATCTATTGCTAGCATTGAAAAAATACCAAGTCGGCTGTGAGGCGTGTATACATTGCGCTCAATCCAGTCATCAGGAGTACCGGCACCATACTGTTCAACCATTTGTTTGTCTTTGCTGGCGGCATGATACAACATGGCACCCCCAAACAGCACACGCCTGATACCATACACATGAGGTGTATGCGGATCGCCGGGCTCGTCACTGAATCTGTGATGTTTGCGATGTATGGCTACCCATTGCTTGGTAAGCATGCCTGTGGTTAACCATAGCCAGGCTCGCATAAAATGGGCTATCACAGGATGGAATTCTACCGCACGGTGTGCTTGACTGCGATGTAGATAAAGAGTGACGCCAATGATGGTAAAGTGTGTGGCAATTAGAGTGAATAAAATTGGGTTCATACTGTATTTACTTTAGATTAAATGCCACACTTATTCTATAGTCTTGGTCCTATGCTGTTATGATATCTTGATATAACCGTATGTCACTGTGACATTACCGCCGCTGGTGTTGTTGATCCCAAAGTCAAATCTATTGGTAGTTGCACTTGGAGCAGTATTGGATCGCACAATGGTATTTGCAGTGCCTGTAAACTGATTGGGTATGCTAACAAAGTCAATGGGCGTTCCGCCACCGTTGTAGACCCATGCATACTGAGCACCCACAACAGGCACATTGCTGTTGGTCACTGTGGCAGTGGCATTCCAAGCCAAGATACCATTGGGAATATTGCAATCGACCCACAACTGATATGTACCACTTGCTGGAACAGTAAAACTGTAGGTGTTGGTACCAGTGGTCACTGTCCATGAATCGGAGACCTTGGTTACAACATTAGACAGAATACTTGTACCATTGCTGAATTGGTAAGCAGGACTTCGTACGCTGTCCATCACAGTGATCACATCCACATTGCCAATCTTTGCTACGCTTGAAGTAAATTCAATATCCCCGTCAAAGTTTAGCAGATATGCGGCCACTTGTGTGTTGCCATAACTGCCGACACCAACTGTGGATAGGATGTTTACACCATTGGCAAAGTTGAATTGACTGGCATTGACATTGCCAGCAATGCTGATGGTGTTGCCATATGTGACTTCTTTTGACGTGGTATTGTAGAACATCACGCTGGAAACATTTGCAACATCGTTTCTAACTGGTGCCACGGTGAATGTGTTGGCTGTGGTTTGATTTAACGTGCCAGTGGTTGCATTGATGATGATTGAGTTGTTGCCTTGATTGGTGTAGCCAGCATTTCTACCAATGGCCACAGCATAGTCGCCTTGATTGGTTCTACCAGCACCGGTGCCAACAGCCACTGAACGGTCACCTTGATATTGAGCACCAGCATCGTTGCCAATGGCCACGCTGTATAATCCTTGATCTAGTGAGCCTGCGCCTTCACCAATGGCCACAGCTGAAGTACCTTGGCTTTCTGCACCTGCACCGAGTCCAATACCTACATTTGCACTGGTCAAAGTATTATTGATTGTGTTGATACTGGTTGCTTGTGTGGCCGCATTGGCATTGGCAAAAGTTTGATATGCTCCAACAGCGGACAAGATGTTTACACCATTGGCCAGGAAAGTAAAATTCTGAGCACTGATGTTACTGAATCCAGTAATGATTGGTGCAGGACTTGATATAAATGCAGGTACAATGCCCGAGCCCACCTTCAGGTATCCGGTTTGGGGTAATGTTAAATTACCATCTATACCAAACTGCCAACTATTTCGGCCCGCAATGACAATGGTAAATGTGGCATTTGATGTGCCACTTGTGACTGTAATAAGATCACCGTTGGTGTATCCAGTACCGGGGGTAGCAATAGAAATAACGTCAGCCGCATCGCTTAATGAATTAACATTTACTCTCAATCCACTGCCTGACCCACCTGTTGTGGCCAAGTTGGACATGGGATTGCTCATCCAGTTGACAGAACTGCTGTTGATCACAGCAACATTGGTTGGTACACCGTCAGGAACTTTTATCCCCAACGCCTGGATGGTATCTATATTGCCAGTGGTATCAAATGTCCAAGCCGCCTGACTGGACAAATTTGCAGTAGCGGCTCGTAGTTCTATGTTGCCGCCATCAACCAACTTGACATAGTGAAAGTCATTGCCTAGATACAGTTCAGTGGATCCTCCGCCTGCGGTCAAGTGTATGTGATCGCCTTCGGCGACCCCTGTAGGATAAATTAACAATGCTTGGTTAGCATTGGCACCACCTGAGGGCGTGAGTCGAATGGCACCACTGATGCCACCACCTTCTGAAATAACTCCACCCTCGGGTAATGTCAGGGTACCATCTGCATTCCAATACCACGATTTGGTTAGTTGGGTACCACTACCATCGCGTTTGGCAATGTCCAAGGTAGCATTGTTTTGTCCCACATAGAAGTTTGAGTTAATGGCCATATTTGGGGCCACGGTTAGATTAGCGTTTTCCCACATCAACTGTGAATATTGATCACTCTGCATAGTGATACTTTCACTAACTGGTGCCAAGATTTTTGAGCCTGGGAATTGTGTAGTTCCGGTCTTGCCAAATGTCCATTGTGCAGTATTGCCGGCACTGTCATTGCTGTTGATTACCACACCACCAGTATTGGCCAATTTAACATAGTGATTATCGTCGCCTAGGAACAGTTCGGTACCGCTGCCAGCCAT